GGGAGGTCTTATATGACTATCAATCAGGGCCAGCAGGCTAATATCAACGGAAAAGCACTAGAAGTACACGTTTCACAAATACTAACAGATTTAGGTTGTAATTTTAGAGAACAAGTAAAATTTACTAATGTTTACGGCAGCACTAGAGCTAAGGTAGACTTTATGGTAGATGATGTTGCAATTGAATGTAAGTTTCAAAAAGTAGCCGGTTCGGTATCCGAAAAGATGCCGTATGTTTTTGAGAACCTAAGTTTGTTTAGTCGAGGACTGTTAGTTCTTGATGGCGAGTACTTTAAGAAGCATGAAGGTATTCATAACTACTTAAATAATAAAGTAAGTGATGTATTTGATTGGTGTTTTGTGGATGACCTAGCAGGCTGGATAGTGGAAAATATATGAGTAGACAGAAAACAGGACAGCGGCTTAACCCCACAGATTTTTACCCTACACCTCCTTGGTGCTACGAGAATTTAGAGATTGATTGGTCTATGTTCTCGTCTGCCCATGAGCCGTGCAGAGGAGATGGTAGAATACAGTTCTTTTTAGAAGAAGAGCAGGGAATTCCTTGTACTTATTCGGAAATTATGGAGGACAAAGACTTTTTTGATTATACAGATAAGACAGATTTAATACTCACAAATCCTCCTTTCAGTATTGCTAAAGAGTTTATAGACCATTCTCTTGAGCTGTCCAGTACTTGTATAATGCTACTAAGACTAAATTACTTAGGTAGTATTACTAGGCATCAATGGTGGAAAGATAACACCCCCACAGCCTTGCATATTCTCAGTAAGAGACCCAGCTTTACAGGAAAAGGTACCGATGCTACCGAGTACGCTTGGTTTGTGTGGGACAAGACGGAACGGCTAGACAGGGGTGTGTTCTTTGCAACTCTACCAACAAAAGAACAGAATGCTATGGCAAAAGAGCTGGCTGAAGAAGCACTTTCTGCACTTAGTTAAAAATATTTCTTGACAGAAATGTCATTTCGCGATATAATATGTTTTCAAATTTAAGGAAACCTATGGGCGACCGATTTTACCAGCAGCAAATAGACAAGACGGGCACTTGCCCAGGACTAAAAACTAACTCAAGGAAACGCAAAATGGCGTGGTCAGACGAAAAGAAAGCAGAAGCAGTAGCACTATACGAAGCAGGCGAACCAACTCCTGAAAACTCGATGGAAATAGTAAAAGAAATCGCAGAAGAACTAGACGAGTCACCTAATGGTGTTCGTATGATTCTTACAAAGCAAGGTGTCTACATTAAAAAAGACCCTGCTGCATCCTCCCCATCTAAAGCATCTGGTACTGCCCGTGTCTCTAAAGCAGACGCGCAAGAGTCTCTTGTAGCTGCTATTAGAGACGTAGGTGGAGAAGTTGATGAAGAAATCATCTCTAAACTGACAGGTAAAGCTGCTCAGTACTTCACCAAAGTAATACAGGCTATCCCCTCTACATAATCTTAACGGTTTTAGCGATTGAACCAGCGTAGCAAATCAATCGCACCAATTTAGTTCTTACTCTACACCTTTGAAAGCGTCTGTGCGGCAAAAGATTCTGCTAACCTACCTCATCAAAGGAGTAACAATGAAAAAGGACGCTCTAGCAAATCTAATACGAGGTCATGGCGATGCTGTAATCACGTATAGAAGCGAAAAATCAAATAAACTAAAGTACAATGTCTGCACGCTAGACTTCAGTACACCGTACATACAGAACAAAAAGAATAGGGCAAAGGAAACTGCAAACACTCTATTAACTTTTTGTTGGGACACAGACTCTTACCGGCTGCTAAAGCCACAGAACGTAACGAGTGTAGTACCCCTGTCGGCTATATTGAAGAACGGAGTGCATAGCTAATGGATTTATATCAAGTACCTGAGATGTACGAGAAATTAGTCCACTACGATGCTGACAAAGAAGTGCAAATTCGCTTAACTGTTAATTCCTTTCGTGGAGTAGAATACCTACATTTACGCAAGTATTATCTAAGTTTCGATGAAGAGTGGATGCCCTCTAACGAGGGTATTGCTATGCCACTTACTATAAGTAATAGTAGAGAACTGTTTTCTGGTCTTACTGAGATTCTGTCACTGGCAGAGTCAAAAGAAATACTAGAGAAGGAGTTCAAAGAACAATTAGATAATATATACCTTACCTAAAAAGACTTCTTGACTTTATCTGTATTTTTCCGTATAATATACTTTCTTTCAAATTGAGAAACAAATAATGCGAGACTTTCTAGCACACGCTTCTAAGCAATACTACGAGGGCACACCTATTATTTCAGACGCAGAGTTTGATATACTAGAGTCCCAGTATGGCTCAGAAAATGTAGGCTACACTATGACAGATGGTATCAAGCATTACTATCCAATGTATTCACTTCAGAAGTGTTTTTCGTTGGATGATTGCCCGATACCTCTCGACTCTTGCATTTGTTCCCCAAAGTTGGACGGCGCTGCTGTCTCTGTTATTTACGTAGCAGGTTCATTGGCCCTGGCTTTAACACGCGGTGACGGTAAAGTAGGTAGAGATATCACTGAAAAGATGTCATACCTTGTACCCGCCACTATCACGCAATCAGAAGCAGTAGTACAAATCACAGGAGAAGTAGTATGCCCTTCTAGCGTAGAGAACTCTCGTAATGTTGCATCTGGCTCACTGAACTTAAAGGACATGGAAGAGTTTCACTCTCGTCCTTTAACTTTTGTAGCATATGATGCTCAAGGCGTAGACTTCGACACATACGAGGATTCATTATCTTCTTTAGCCTCACAAGGGTTTGATGTCGTAACTAAGTTTAATGACGATATGTTCCCTACAGATGGGCTAGTATACCGGCTAAACTCTTATAAAGAGTACAAAAAGCTGGGGTATACTGCTCACCACCCACGAGGTGCCTTTGCCTTAAAACAGCAGAAAGAAGGGCAGATTACAACCTTAACTGATGTCGTATGGCAGGTAGGTAAGTCCGGAGTAGTTAGTCCGGTTGCTTTACTAGACGCGGTAGACATTGACGGTGCAACTGTGAGAAAGGCTACTCTTCACAACATTCAATACATTCAAGAACTTAATTTAGAGATAGGCTGCCAAGTAGAGATTATTCGTAGCGGGGATATTATACCTCGTGTTGTTCGCCGAATAGCTTGATTGCTACCTGGATAAAAAATAGTTCTTGACAAAAACCTCAAAGTTAAGTATAATATCATTTCAAGTTTAGGGAAATAAGAAGATTTATGACAAGTATTCAAGCCCCATCGCACTGCCCAAGCTGTTCTTCAGTTCTAGAGTGGTCGAATCACCTTATATATTGTCGTAATGCCGCATGTCCCGCACAGACGAGTAAGAAAGTAGAGCACTTTGCCAAGACACTAAAGATAAAGGGTCTTGGCCCTGCTGCAGTATCTAAGCTAGGCTTAACTGACATAGACGAAATATACCTTCTGTCGCAGGAGGATATAGCGAAGTCCCTTTCCTCGCAAAAACTTGCAGAAAAACTTTACTCCGAGATTGAAAAATCAAAAGAAGCTCCTATGAATATGCTTCTTCCTGCTTTTAGTATCCCGCTGATTGGTAAGACCGCTGCCCATAAACTATCTAAGGTCGTAGAGACCATTTCTGATATAAATGAAGATAGTTGTGCAGATGCGGGTCTTGGGCCAAAAGCTACTGAAAGTTTGATGAACTGGATTTGGAAGGACTTCTATTGTTTTTACGATGTGTTACCCTTTAGCTTCAAGTTTGAGAAGCCTACAACTGTTACAACTAACAGAGGTACAGTTTGTATATCTGGCAAGTTGAAGTCATTTAAGACCAAAGCAGACGCCGCTTCCGAGCTTGGAGCTTTAGGATTCACAATTAAATCCTCTCTTACTAGAGAAGTAACAATTCTAGTAAATGAGACCGGCGTAGAGTCCGCAAAAACTCAACAGGCCCGAGATAAGGGCTTAACTATAGTAACTAACCTACAACATTTTATTGGAGAATTATAATAATGGCACTTCCTAAGTGGAATGACGAACGTACTGCCCAACTGGTTGCCTTTGTTGGCAACGAAGTACCCGTATCACAAGAAACTGTAGCCGCTGGCGCTGAGCAACTAGAAACTTCTAGCCGTTCAATCTCTAGCAAGCTGCGAAAAATGGGGTTTGAAGTAGAACTTGCTTCAGCCCGCGCTTCTAAGTCTTTCTCACCAGAGCAAGAAGCAGTCCTACGCGCCTTCATCGAAGACAATAGCGGAGAGTATACTTATGCTGAAATCGCTGGTCACTTTGAGAATGGCGCTTACTCACCTAAGTCTGTTCAAGGCAAAATCTTGTCTATGGAACTGACTGGACACGTTAAAGCTGCTCCCAAAGTGGAAACAACTAAGACGTATTCCGATGCTGAAGAAGAAGTCTTCTTATCTATGGTTCAAGACGGCGCATTTGTTGAGCAAATCGCTGAAGCTCTTGAACGTACAGTAAACAGCATTCGTGGTAAGGCTCTCAGCCTGCTCCGTTCCGGTCAAATCGACGCGATTCCTCGCCAAGAGACTACTAAAGGCGGCGCTAAGACCGACCCATTGGTAGAACTGGGCGACATCACGGCTCTTACTGTCGAGGAGATTGCTGAGCAAATCGGTAAAACTGCTCGCGGAGTTAAGACTATGCTCACACGTCGAGGCCTCATCGCGGCCGACTACGACGGTGCTGCTAAGGCTGCTAAAGCCGACTAATTAACTTACTTTAAGTTAATAACAGACAACCGTAGCGGGGTCGTTGCGGTTGTTTTTTTTCATATCAGGGGAGAGATATAGTTGAACGTCACTAGTGCGCTCATTAAACAGGTATTAACGCTACAGGACTTTGAGACCTGGAGCTACGTGCGTAAGCACTATCTGTCTAGCGAGTATCACCCGTTGTTCAACCTTATCGAAAAGCACTGTGAAACCTTTCACAAGCTACCCGATATGGATGAAATCAAGCTCTCTACGCGAGACTCTGCCACTCTAGAAAAGATTTACGCAATCGAAACTCTAGATATAGATTCTGAGCCGTTTATTCTGCTTCAGTACCTAAAGAACGAGTACACTCAAAAAGAGGTCTTGAAAAAACTAGATGAATATGTGGAAAACTCAATCTCATTCGAGGATGCAGACGAAACTGTTCAACACCTTCACGACATCATTGTTCATATTGAAGAAAGAGTCGAACTCGAAGAACCTCAAGAGAGTATGCAGCGTATATCTCTGTTTGAGGACGAAGAAGAGCTAGGGAAGTATCTGCGTCTCGGCCTTAACACAGAATACGATGATCAAATTAAATTCTCCCCGAAAGATTTGATCCTTGTTGGTGGACGCCGAGGCGCAGGTAAGTCTCTTATCTGCGCGAACCTTGCGAATACCGTGTACGAAAGCGGTAAATCTGCAATATATTTCACTATAGAGATGGATTCGCGCTCTACTCTTCAGCGTATCTGCTCCATTGCAACGGGTGTGCCACAGGCACTCCTCCGTAGCAGAAGTCTGAGCGTTACTGAGTGGGAAAGAGTTGCTGGTTGGTGGGCTGGAAGATTCCAGCGAGGCCAAGAATTACTACACGAATACAAAGAACATCGAGACTTTGATGACTTTCATACTAAACTTACGACTACCTGTGACCTCCTCCCCGAGAAGCAGTTAGACGTAGTTTATGACCCATCTCTTACGCTAGGCAAAATCCGTGCCGCACTAGAGATGAAAGTAAAGAGTAAGATGGATATTGGTGTGATTATTGTTGACTATATCAATCAGGTTAAACGGTCAAACATGCCCTCACGTGGCGGTCAATACGACTGGACAGAACAAATCGAAGTTAGTAAGGAGTTAAAATCAATGGCGCAAGAATATAAAATACCTATACTCAGTCCTTATCAGACTGATGCAACTGGTGAAGCTCGCTTTGCTAAAGGTATTCTTGACGCTGCCGACGCTGCGTTTAGTCTAGAATCTTGGGATCATGCAGACAACTGTGTTACTCTCAAGTGCGTTAAGATAAGAAATAACGCGCCCATAGACTTTACTTCTGTGATGAACTGGGATACCCTGAAAATGGGGCCGGAGTCAGCAATGACGCCGAGCCAGGCAGAGGAAGCGCAGCATAAAACGGGTGAAGATATTAACGACCTCTAGTAAATAGTTCTTGACTTCCATACTCTTTTCTAGTATAATATGTACTCGAAACAGCGGTATGGGAGTTTTTTTATGGCTATAATTTGGTATACTAACAAAGAGGAATATATATAAAATGTTTAAAGAAGAAAGTACGAATAAAAGTAACCCAAATATTATAGAAATAGTAGAAACATACTTCGATAAAGTAGATGCTTTTTTAGAGTTGAGAGATTACTCTTCAGCCCAGACTATGCTGGCTAGGATTTCTCCTTATCTGCCTCTTTTTGATAATGTATACGCAGAATACTATAATAACATTCAAGACCTCCTAGACTCTGTAGAATGCAGCTCGGATGTTGAGTGAACGTAGAGGAACTCCTTCAAGAAAAGGACATATACTTTATCCCCAAGGGGAACGACTTATTAGTCGGTTGTTTAAGTCCGGAGCATAGCGATAGAAGCCCTAGTATGCGGATTGACCGGATTACGGGTATTTTTCACTGCTTCTCTTGTGGTTTTAAAGGCAATTTATTTAATCTCTACGGAGAAATAGGCTCTCCTCTACAGGCTAGAAGAGAGTTGTTACGAAGAAAGATTCAAGAAAAGATGTCAAGTAGTGTAGGAATGTCTCTACCCACGGGTAGTGTCCCTTACACGGGGTCATGGCGGGGTCTTCAACCTGATACATATAGAAAGTTCGAAGCGTTCCAGCACCATGACCCAAGTTACGTAGGTAGAATAGTTTTTCCAGTAAAAGATATATCAGGAAAAATTGTAGCATTCAATGGAAGACATACATCTGGTGCGGTGCCTAAGTATATGATTACACCTGCGGGTGCTAAGATGCCCTTATATCCTAAAGTTACAGGAATCAAAAACGCGGTAATCTTAGTAGAAGGTATATATGATATGCTAAACTTACATGACAAAGGATTAACAAACGCAGTATGTTGTTTTGGAACGAACAATATTAGTGTAGAAAAGCTGAGTATGCTCAGTATGCAAGGAATCGCTCAGATAGATATCTTTTTTGACGGTGATGATGCAGGGCAGAAAGCAGTAGAAAAAGTAAAGGAAATGTGCGAGAAAGCTAGTCTCTTATCCAGAAATGTACACTTGTCAGGTACAGACCCAGGAGCACTCTCTAAACCTCAAATCGAAAAACTCAAGAGGAAATTATATGGCTAATGTAGCCTTAGTAGAAACCAGAACAAGTAAGACCAACTTCAAACGCGAGTTTGATGATGCTTTCACGTTTGATAGATATCAGCTTTGCTCTGACCCAAGCGTTAAGAAAGTTCTAAAACGAAATTGTGATATTGAAATTGATATAGATGCCTACGAGTGGATTATCCTAGTAGGATCAGACGCTCTAAAGTACTTTACCAAGATAAACTCAGTAACTGAATACAGCGGTAAGCTAGTAGAAGATAAGTTCCTGCCTGTAATTAACCCAGGAATGCTTGCGTTTAAGCCTGAAGCAAAGCCTGTATGGGACACCTCAAAAGAAAGTATCATCAATTACATATCAGGCTTAGTCCAAGATGTGATTATTGATGAGAGCGTTGCTTATGGTATTCAAGACACGGAAGAGTGTAATGAGTTTATACGACAGGCTATAGCACATCCTACTCCATATGTTGCGCTGGACTCAGAGACTACAGGTCTTTATCCTCGTAACGGGTATATGCTAGGTATATCTCTTTCATACGACGGTGTTTGTGGCGCATACATTGATACTACTTGCTTTGATAGTGATACTGAGGCACTGCTTCAAGAACTCTTTGATAAGAAGACTATAGTATTCCACAATGCAAAGTTCGACATAGCATTCTTCGAGTACCACTTTAACTTCAAGTTTCCTAACTTTGAAGATACAATGCTGCTTCACTATCTTATAGACGAGAACCCTGGTGGTCATGGTCTAAAGGCACTAAGTATTAAGTACACGCCCTATGGTGACTATGAAAAGCCGATGTATGCTTGGATTGATACTTACCGTAAAGAACATGGTATCCTAAAGAGTGATTTTCAGTGGGGAGCAATCCCCTTCGACATAATGAAGCTGTACGCAGGTATGGATGCCTTATGTACTTTTCTAATCTATGAGAAGTTTGTAAAGATTAAGAAGAATGCTAAACTGAAGGCAGTATACGATAACATTCTTATCCCAGGCACTAGAATGCTTATTGATATTCAGGACAATGGCGTTCCTTTCGACCTGCCGAGGCTAACAATGGCCCAAGACATTATGCAAGAGCATATTGACACGGCTATAACAACACTATACGAAAACGATAAGATTAGCCGCTTTGAGGAGATTCAAGGCAAAGAGTTTAATCCTAACAGCCCTTTGCAGCTCAGAAAGCTACTATTTGATTATCTAGGACTGCAAAGCGTATCAGGCAAGAAAACTGGAACAGGGCAACTATCTACAGATGCAGAAATACTTAAAGAACTCTCAGATCAGTCAGACGTTCCGGCGCTTATTCTCGATATACGACAGAAAAGTAAGATTAAAAATACATACTTGGATAAAATTATACCCCAGCTTGACCG